ATAATTTAGAGATGAACCAATCAACAAAGTCCTTCAGCTGTTGCCACTCTTCTGGAGTATCTTCAACACCTCGCGAAGAGAATGCCTGATTTGTGGCGTGTTGTAGCTTTACCAGCCATTCAGGCTTATCGGTTGGTGTAGTTGAACGTGATAGCAATCTTTCCATAATTATGTGTTGTTTGAAGGTTTCCATTCAACCGTTACCACGGCGTTAAGCTGTCCGCTTCCTTTGCACACGGTGCAGGGCTTTTTATATGGCTCCTGATACTCGTCCTCTTGCCAGTGGTATCCGTTACCTTGACAGTATGGGCAACTATGTCCTCGGCTTTCGAAGCACTCTGCCATTCGTCCACCTGGGCTCATTCGCCCTGGTGTTATTTCCACTATTCTTTTTTCTCTACTCATATCCTATTGTATTTCTAATTGTACGTAGAAGTGAAATTCCTTGCAAAGCCGTTTCACCTGTATTGTCTTGAAAGGCTCACCATCGTATGGAAAAAAGATTGTGCGCTCACGTGTTATCACTCTCACACCTTTCTTCCGTAACCGATAGAGTAGGTTGTCTCGCTTACTTGCCATACCATTAAACACTTTAAATGTTTCTAAATTTCAAGCCTTTTGTCGTTCCAAACCTCAATATGGCCGCACTGATATAGTTCGCAGGAATATTCAACTGGCTGGAAGCTTGCTTGATGGAATCATACCTGATACCAGTAGTTATGCATAAGATAGGCTTCTGAACGCCTTTCCCCCATTTGCTCTTCGGGTCGTCTGCCATACGCTTGCTTTGCTCGCTCGATGCCTTTCGCCTTTTCTCTTTCATTTCCTCGCTCATTCTTGAATTATAAAGCGAAGACCAAGGATGTCCTTTTTTCAGGGAGCCATCAATATTCCTTCCTATTGTCGGCCGCCACCTGTAATCTCCAAGAGGAGACCAGTCATCTTCGTACAACAATTTGTGTCCAGCGCACAGCTGCTGTTTTTTTATGGCGTATGATATGGAATGGTGGTCTTTTAATCCTAAATATTTCTGACATTCAGCTACGCTTTCAAACTCTCGGACGACACTTCCGTCCTGCGCTATCATCAGTACCGCCCGCTTCAAGAACCCCTGTACACCTTTCCGTGTATGATGCTTTCGTGAGGATATGTTTGTTTCCTTATTGTACGGCACATTCCCTTTCTTGAAACTGCCATTGTTTGCTGTTCTTTTCATATTATCTCAATTGAATATTATCTACTTTTCATTCACCCCAGTACACCTTAGCTCTTTCCTCCCATATCGTGTAATAACCAAGATTACCAAAGTAGCGTCCTTTGCTGATAGCTCTGTAACCTTCCACCCATATCTTCAATGCTGCATCAAACATAACGCTTTCAGCGGGGCGACCTGACGGTTTATTTCCTTTTGCTTGACTGATGAAGATTAGAAGCTTATTGCGATGTCGTGCCTTAAAATCCATGTACTCTTTAAGACTCATTTGTGTGTACTGAAAACTATCAATGACCACTATGTCGGGGCTTTTGCGCTTCTTAAGGCGTGCATCAAGATCCTCCATACTTTCGCTAATAAGGATAAACCTCCGTGCAACGTCCTGCATACCAGCTTTCATAAGCGTATTCTTCATTGTCAGAGAGAAACCTTCCTCTAAGGAATTGTAGGCAACCCTTCCATACTTAGCTAACTCTTTACAGAGCTTCATTGTAAAACTGGTCTTACCGCTTCCGCTTCGTCCCCAAATGAACCATACGCCTCCTCGTTCTGGTGCTCCGAAGGCATCTGCCCATTCTCCTTCAAATGGATAGGTTTCTTTCTTCATACGTAGCATATCGGTTACTGACATTGCTCTGTTCATTCTTTTGAGGTTTGAACGTTATTTGAATGTTGTTTTACCGCTGTTTGAGCAGCCATAAGCTTCACTCTATGAATACTCTTCTTTACACGTCGTAGGTCGAACTCGTATTCTTCAGAGTCTTTCACTACTTCCGATATGCGTGCTTTATCTGTTACGCCATTTGCCATACAAACCGCATAGACATCGTGGGCACCTGTCCGCTCCAACTCAAAAAATTTGCGACCGATACGTGAGTGTATCTCGTTATATCCACACTTGTTGTATCTCAGTCCCATTGTCATACGACGCTTGATATAGCTTGTAGAGAAGAAGACAATACCACACTTATCCTCCAGACGGTTGTACAAGTCGATAAAGTAGTGGAACACACGCTCTGGCAACTTATCCGCCTCGTCGAAAAGCAGCAGCGGTGCCTGCATCTGAATAAGGTCATCAATGATTCTGTCGAGCAGCTCTCTAATGCTGTAACCTTCTGTACGCTGACCGATTCGGCGTGCTATCTCGCGAATAAAATCGCTCTTCTTCATATCTTCTGAACAGAGAATATAAAACACCTCGCCATACTCACTTGCATATAGCTTAGCAGTAGTTGTCTTTCCACATCCTGCTTCACCAACTACCCACGTAACGTTCTTAACCGTCTGAGCATCGTTCATAGCGAATACCATTTCCTGATAGGCTTTCGTTTCCACCACCTGCCAGTCTGTTCCTGCCGTGGTGCCTAACTGCGATGCGAGGTTGCGCCACATATCGTCGCTAATGTTTTCCCACTTGCCCTGCAGAATGCTGCTCACAGTTGCGCTACTTGTTCCTGTGAGGCTCTGTGCTGCCTTGTTCTGACTTGGATACTTACCGACGTATTGTCTCAAGCTCTCCTGTATCTGTCCTTTTTCGTTCTTTGTTAGTTTCATATCGTATATAAAATTAAATTGTCTCTTCAGATTTGTAACCTTATCACTTTTAATGCGTAAGTGGTCCACTTTTGATGCGTAAGTGAATGACTTATCATCGGTTTCTTTATAGCTTTCCTGCCGTTGCTGCCATATCAACCACTGCCGTCTCAACCTCCGCCCAGTCTTCAAGGCTCACTTGCTTCGTCTTCCGTCCTATCTTATACTCTTCCGGCGACTTGCTATAGATGCCTGTACGACGCTCTATCTGTCTGCGCTCGGCTGCTGTCATTCCCTTAGGTTTTGGACTGCGTAAGCCGTGCTGCTCCGGCATTACGCCATGAGCCTTTTCAATCTCACGTCCTGCAACGGTGCGCTCAATACGGTCAGTGGTATTCGCAGCCTGCTGCTGTCTGATGAATGCAGCTTCGCCTTCTGTCTGCTCTTGTATCGCACGATGGATAACAACGTAAGGCTCTGCTACTCGTTCAAATCGCAGACTGCCGTCAGCCTCTTTCTTATAGAGTCGGATACTTCCGAAGTCGTAAGGATCGTACTTGACTACGAACCGCTCGTAAGTGTGCTGTCTGCGCCATTCGTGGTCGGGCACGCCTGGCTGGCTCATTACCTCGTATTGTCGCTTCTGCTTCTTAATCGTAACACTGATACCCTGGTCCGTGAAGGTGCTCATACGCTTAGCCGTTACCCAGAACATATCCACCATATCGTGTGCCGTAACCTGCTGCGTTTCCTCATTCACGCTGCTGTCGTAGGCTTCCTGTCTACTCTTGCCGTATGCAGGGTGTGCCATCTCGTTCCACTCCTTAGTAGCCTTTGCGTAAGCATCTTTCAGTTCCTCAAGCGTATAGAGTGAGTCTTTGTTTTCCTCAATAAATTCAAGGTTCGGACGGCTCGACATCTTCTTTGCCGTAATGTTCTGACCAGTGAAACGCCAATCCTTATGCAGCACCTGTTGTTGGAATCGACCGAACACTGCCTCAATGGTCTTTGATTCACCATTATATGGTTGTGTCGTTCTATGCACGTGGCAAAGCTTACTGAATAATCCGTCGGCGTCCAGCTTCTTGTGCCCACCCTGGTTGTCGTGAACAATCTCGTAAGGCTTGTGCTTGCTGGTCTGGATTGCCATGCGGTAAGCGAGATATTGCGCCTCGTAATCCTCACTGTCGCTGATGTGCCAACCAAGCATCACCTCACTCATCGCATCAATGACGACATAGACCTGTGTTGTACGCACCTTTCCGTTCTCGTCCTGGTAGTAAAGGTTAAGCTTTGTACCGTCGCCATACCACAGTGCATCACGCTTCGTTGGGAGTGCCGTGCGGTGCTTGCGTCCAAACTTCTGTCGTGCTGCCTGCTCACCATTCACAGCATCGTACCATAGTGGCATAATCGCAGCACTGTTCAGCCATCGCTTCATACCGCTAAGGCTTTTCAGTGGTTTCCAGCCGTTCTCCACAGCCCTGCGGTTTCCTTCCTCAAAGATTTGCGCATCCGTATATACAGGAACCCGACAGCGTTTCAAGGCTATAAGCAGCTGCCCGAACTCGGGTGTTATCTTAATAGTGTTCAGATTACCCACCTTACCACTGATCAAGCTGAGATAGCCGTCGGCCTTGAAAGCTTTTATTTTCGCCTTCAGGCGTGCTATGTGCTTTGGTAGTGTATGGTGATATTCCTCGCGCATGGCCTCCGAACTCTGACAGATAACTTCCCATGCACCCGCCATGCTGCTGTTCAGACTCTGACGGAGGGCCTGACGCTGTGCCATCATCTTCTGCAATTCGCCAAGTACACTCGCGTTGATAGTATATTCCTCTATCAGTTCGCCAGTCAGATGCTCCGCCCGGCCGTTCTTCTCGTAGGTGAACGCTTCGTACCATTCGCGAGCCTCGCTATCTAATTTGATGCGGTCACGCATCATTGCTTCCTTCATTCGTTGCTCTGGATCACCATATCGTTCCATATACCGCTTCCTGTATTTCTCCGGGAGGGAACTCCATGCGTAGAGTGTGTAATTCCCCTCTCCGCCACCGTTGTTCACGGAGACGAGATGTCCGCGGTACAGATTGGTATTGAAGGTTCCTTGCTTCATAACCGGGTCTGTTCCCATGCAGAG